CTTTAGATATTCTTTGAAGAGTAAGTTCTACTCCTTCAGCTAAAGCATCAAATTTACCTATTGATGCTTCATTCTGTTTTAGAGTATCTTCAATTTTAGTTAAAGATTTTTCATTGTTTTCAATTTGATTATTTATTGAAGTATACTCACGATTTGTAGCTTGAAGTTCTTTACGTGCTTTTTGAAGATCAAGATAATCTTGTTTAGTTTTCTGTGCTTTGTTTTGTAAATTAACAACAACATTAACTAAATGTTTTTGTTCTTGCTCATTTCTAGCTTTATCTGAAGCTAGAGATGTTCTAGATGCTTCACCTTCTTTTCGTTTATCTTCTAATAACTCATTAGCTGTTACTAATCTAGCTTTTTCTGCTTCAAGTTTTTGTTTTTGTTTAGCAACATCTTTTTCTGATACATTACTAATATCTTGTTGATAACTTTGGAGTGTTTCGGCTATAGATTTTAACCCGCGATATGCTTTTACTGATTCATTTAAACCTTCATTAGAATTTTTAATGTCTTCTAAAATCTTACTAAAACCTTTAGAAGCATAACTTATATCCCCAGTAATATCATTCCATTCTTCTTCTAATCTGTCTAATTGTTGACGAGCATTACCTGCAGATTGAGCCTGGTTAGCCATATTAGTAGCTGCAAATTCAGAAAGCTTATCAATTTTTTGTAAAAGTTCAATTAACCTTTTTAAATCTTTTTCATTTAACTGGTTAGGGTTACTATTTGGGGGTGCAGCCATGTATTAAAATATATGTTATAAATATTAATACTTTGGAACTCTCTGTTCTAATTTGCCTTTAAAATGATCTGGGATTTGGATTTTTCCAGATTTAACGGCTTGGGTTTGAGCATCTAAATCACCGTTTTCGTTTCCATTTTTCTCATCATAGTGTATTTTCATCTTATGAAAAGTAAATTTACGAAGCCAAATGGGCATGTTATAGACTGTCTCCCAGTCATAACCGCCCTGGCCATGAAAAACCATTTCGTGAATTTGAGTAAAAAGATTAACTCTATATTGTTTGGCTACCTCAGAGGTCAGGCCAAAAAAAGTTAAGTCCAATTGGAAGGTCTGCTTTTGTGTTACTCCCGTCGGGAAAAAAGGTCAGATCAACATCTGGCTGTACCTCCTTTACATACTCCCTGAATGCTCTGGAGTCACGAGCTAAGAAATGATTGTCAACAAATTCTCTGATTGCTTTAGATTCGGTATTACCTTCAACTGAGGTAAGCATATATTTTAAGCGAGTTGATAATTCAGGTACATTATTTTTATTTATCTTTTTAAAACCTTCTAATTCAGCATTAATTTTTTTCTCATCATTGCTGGTTAGTAGTTTAAAAGTGATATTAGTTCCTGTTGAAGGAAGAGTATATTCAAATTCATTTGTACCTTTGGTGAATAAAGATTCATCAATAGATTTATTTTCAATAGTAGATAAGTCAACTGTTTGTTCTTCACCACCATAAGTGAATGTGTAGTCTTTACCATAGCCTAAAATACGGGCTGCTACTAATAAAGCATTTTTATCACCTACAATCATATCTTCATATTTTACATTTGGTGTAACAATGAGAGATTTAATTAATTCATCTAATACTGTTCCTTTCTGGATGTAAGATTGATTGGTGAGAATATCTTCTTCTTTAGCGGTCATATACTTCATTTCAATTTTGCCGCTTGAAAGAGGGTTTGTTTCTGGGTAGACTAGGCCTTTAGAAGGTAAATCCACCATTTCTGTTGGGATACTTAATTTATTTTCCATAGATAATTTAGTTATAACATTTTATTTGTTACATATAAATATATGGAAAAAAAAGAAGCTCGCAAAAAATGCGAGCTCTTTTTATAAATATTAGGGTTGAATTTTAGTAATTCAATACTGCGTAATCAATTGCTAATGTCATAGTGATGTTTATAGCGGTATTTTCAGTATCCCAGTTATATTCACCGAAGTTAGCATCTTTAACAAACGCGCCTTTAAGTACCCATTCTGCTACCACGTCACCTACAGGACCTAGAGCGTTAATGGTCAAATCCTTCTTGTAGAAGTCAGAGTAACCATCTCTACCTGTTACTGATTCGTGTGATAAGCGAACCCATTCCATAATCGTTTGAGCTCCTGATGGAGAGATTGGATCGTGAAGTGTCATAGTAACATCACCCCAAATTGTTTTACCTTTTACTTTACGTAAAACGTTAATGTGGTTTAATACTACTTCACCTTGAGTTAAGTTGATTGCACTTACACCCTTGATCATCCATGTTGGTATTCCATCAGCGTACAGGATAAATCGGTTAGCCTGTTTTGGTTCAAACGCTGTAAAAAACATTTCATTTGCACTTATAATTGCCATTGTATTTTAGTTTTTATTTGTTAATAAATATGTTGCTGTTTAAACCTTATTCAAAAGTAGCACCAGTTGGAGTAAGTGTGAAGTTCAAGTAAATGAATTCAGCTGTCTTAGTTGGCTGTAGGTAAATTTGACCTACTAATTCGTTTCTGTCAATTACAGCAGCGTTGTTAATAGCATCATCCATTACAACTTTGAATGCATACAAACCTTGACGTTGTTGAACTGACTCGAGGTATGGGTTAACTTGTGCTAAGAATGAGTTTCTTGTAGAAGCATTGTTCTGTTGGAATACTAATCCATTAGCAATTTGACCAATTTGTCTCTTAAGTGCAATCATCAAACGACGAACGTTAATACGATCAAGAGCAGAAGCTTTAGTTTGTAAGGTTTTGTTACCATATACTACAACACCTTGACCAGGGAATGTAGCGATTGGATTAACTTTACCTACATATAAGTTATCACGAACTCCTTGTGATAATTTAGAAGCAGCTCTAATTACAGTGCTTAATCCACCTCTGCTAATACCTGCTGGAGCAAACCATGGCTCAGCAACACTATCATTATAGGCAAACACACCTGGGATCATTACAGAAGCAGGTACAAACACATATTGTCTAGTAGCTGGATCAAGGGTTTGAACCCATGGGTAGTAAGCAGCACCATATGATGAGTCAACTGTAGCAGCAGTTGTTATAACTTGGCTAGCTGAAGCGGCATAAGGTCCTAAATCCATTACAAATACGCTATCACCTCTATCTTCAGTGTTTGAAAGGGCAAGACTCATTGTAGCTTGGTGATCTTGGTAATTTAAACCAGGAATAGACAATACATTGAACTGATAGTCATTAGCACTAGCTAGCAACTGGATTGAAGCGGTATAGCTATTGGCGTTTACACCTTGAATATTGTTAGCATCAATTTGATCATAGAATTTAGCACCTGCTACTAAAGCTCCAGTACCTCCATTAAACGCACCAATTACATTGGAGCCAGAAACTACTGGGATAGAAGCAGTGTAAGAAGTTACTGCTACACCACCTACTAAGTATTGTGGGGTTGGTTTAGCTACAGAAACAACTCTTATATATCTTGATTTGTTAGGATAAGTACCAGTAATTTGTAAAGAAGCTTCACCATCTAAATTTACTTGTTTAAATGAATAGTCACCAATTCTTCTAGCTACATAGTTTTCAGAAAGTGGATCCATTGATAATCCAGTGTAAGTTTCTAAGATAGCTGGGTTTCTATCATCATCATCACCTCTACGGACATACAAGTTAAATGTACCAGTAGTTGTATTTGGTGATACAATTTGGAAACGAACACTATGGATTGAAGCTGAGCCTAAGGTATTAAACGCATTGTTAGAGTCAACTGTAGTTCCAGTATTCATATTAATACCTTCAGAAATAGTAGCTAAAGTAAATACTGTTCCAGTACTACCACTACCAATAACTGCAGCACTAGCTGTATTGTAACTTCCAGATACTACACGAGTCACTAACAATGATTGACCACCATTTAAGAAGTAGTTGTAAACTGCAATAGAGGTAAAATAAGAGTATGAGCCTGAGCCAACTACAACTTCAGTTTCACCAAAACGATTGATGAAGTCAGTGTAAGATGTAACAGTTACAGGAACACCAACAGGGCCTTTAACGGTTGGACCTATGATAGCAGCACCAATCGCGGGTGGTTGTTCTGCTATAAACGTGGTGTCTATCTCTCTTGATAAAACACCTGGGGATAATAAAATTTCTGCCATGTTATTTTAGATTAATTAAATTGTTTTTAATATGGGGTTTGTTGATAAATATCCTAAAAATTTTCGAAAAACTAAGCGCTTACAAATTCTCCTTTTTCTAGGTTAATGGTTCCATCACCATATTTTGCTTGTAACTGTTTTCCTAAAACTTCTTCTTTTTGTTTTAGTTTTTCGTAATCAAGTTTTAGTTTTTGTTTGGTGGATTCTAATTCTTGGAATTGAATTTCAATAGTACCAAATTTATCAACTATAGAATATCTTTCTTGTTGAACTGCTTTTAATTGAGTAATCTCTTCTTGTGTTAAAACTTTTGTTTCCATTTTTATAATTTATTATAAATATTTAAGAATTTTCTGGGAAATCAGGGGGTGTTTTAAGGGGGCGGTAAAAAATATTTTCAGATATTTCATACCAGTCTCCTATTCCTACTAACCCATCAGTATCTTCTATAAGGTAATCATGGGGATAAGGGTAAGTATAAGGAGTTATACCATCCCATATAATATAATTAATAACATAGTTGTCTTTAATAACACACCAATATCTCATAATATAAAATTTTAATAATATTCTAAAATAAGTATATATCCATCTCCACCTTTTCCTCCACGACCTGCTTGAGCAGGTGTAGTAGCAGATCCTCCACCTCCTCCTCCTGCCCCAAAATTCCCTCCATTACCACCATTACCACCGTTTATAGTTCCAGCTAAATCACCTGAACCTCCTCCATGGCCTGCAGTGCCAATTCCAAATAAAGAAGTAAAACTACTAGAAAAATTTATTAATGATAATCCATTTACTAAATAATTAATACCATCTGTTCCATTTCCCCCATCACCTGCTCCTCCAGGAGATCCAGTAGTGATAAGTATTCCATAATTCCATGTTGGAGAACCAGATCCTCCAGCTATTAAAACATTAGCAACTGTTGTTCCTCCACCTCCTCCTCCAGCTCCTCCTCCATGAACTCCATTAAAAGCAGCTACCATGCCTCCTAAATTAGGAAAATTAGTAGTACTTACTCCTCCCTCAGCTCCAGGTGTTTTAACATAATAATACCCAATTCCTGGAGTAGTAGTTGTAACAGAAGGTGTGCCTGTAGCTGGGATTCCTCCTCCAGCGCCAGTTACACCTCCAGGTCCACCACTTCCTCCACCATTAGCAGATACTAAAGTAGTAGAGCCAGTACTAAAAGATACTGTTCCACCATTACCACCAGATGTTCCGGCTCCTGATCCGCTATTTCCAGCGTTTCCTCCGCCGGCTAAATTTATATCATATATAGATCCAGTTAATGATGAAGAAGAAAATAAACAATACGCTATAGATCCTGGTTGTCCGCTTGCTCCTCCTCCTCTAACAACTGAAGAAGCCGCTCTAGCTCCACCACCACCACCACCACCACCTCCAACACATATGACATAAGCATAAGCTAATCCTCCTGGTGGGGTCCAAGTAGTAGAAGAACCAGTATATTCTCGAATATTGAAATAACCTTTTGAATCAGTTAATAAGTATAATTCTCCAGTATCATCTCGCATATATGGTAATCCATTAGAAGCAGAAGCAAATATTGTTCCAAAACCTGATAAGGTAGTAGATGATGATGCATATATAAAATACGGTTCATTTAATAATTTCATAATTTTATAAATATTCTACTAATATACATAAACCTGCTCCTCCTTTTCCTCCAGCTCCTGAGGTCGCGGTAGCTGCTCCTCCTCCACCTCCACCTGCTCCATAATTACCACCATTACCACCATTACCACCATTACTTCCTCCCCCAGCTCCTCCAGCTCCTAATCCGTATATTAAATTAAAATTAGAATCTAATCCAGTTGCTATAAAATTTAATAAAATATCTGTGCCTAAATTACTTCCTCCGTTTTCAGCAGATATACTTGAACTAGCGGCTCCTCCAGTTGTAGCTCCAACACCTCCATTATTGGTATAAACACCTGATCCTGATCCTCCTGGGTGGGAGGTGCTTAA